GAACGGCTCTCGCCAGTGTTCGAGTTCACAGCCACTATATACTAGCATATCACCTACTTCAAGCAAGACTTTTGTACCTTTGGGTGCATCAGGCTTATGTATGTTCTTACGCTCGTCTATGACGTTGTCAGACCCCGTACCGTCGATAAATATAGGCCAAGGGGCCCCACCAAGGTTTAACGTGGTTGATATCTCACAGGATGGTCTGTCCTTGTGTCTTTTTAAAATATCTCCTGTTTTATATAATCTTGCGTATGAATATGTGGGCACTAATTTGAGACCTGTTTCGTCTTGCATTTTAGGTAACACCTTCATCATCAGTGTCTCCATAACCATATCCGCATAGTGTGAATATGTGTTAGGGACCTGTTGATCTGACCAGGTGCCAAACATACCGGTATCATATATAATATTGTTCTTATACATAAAATCAACAGCATCTCTTTTAAGTAAAAAATAATTAAAAATAAAATTAGCTAGATCGTATGGTATGGCCTGTTTTATTATCTGATATTTTTTATCCTTAAACATTGAATCCTTTCTGTAAAAAATTAAATGATACCGATATTCTTATATCATTACTTTCGTTAGGTTCAACACAATGCCATAACCATGCTGGAAATATAATAATTCTACCTTCTAATGGATCAACTCTAACTTCTCTCCATAGATGTGAAGGTGGTTGACCTTCTTTTCTTCTTGGCATGACCATATGTGCTGATGCTCTTGGTTCGTTAAAAACTATCTGTCCAGAATTTTTAGGTGCTTTAATATAATACACTCCACTAAAATGACTATTAGGATGTAAATGTGGTCTGTTATATCCACCTGGTGGATTTATGTTAGCCCACATATTACCTATAATTGCTTCATTTTCTAACCACTCTTCTTGAAATACTTCCTTTTGCATTTTAAATAATTCATCCACTAAAGGTTTAAATACAGGTATCTGATGCATGTTAGTTGTGCTATGCCAGCCATTCATGTTAGTTCGTTTAACTCCTTTGTCCTTATCAGCCCAAGCAATAACCTCTCGTTCAAATAATCTATTATCTAGATTAACATCTTTAGCATATATGATAGTTGGAAAGTATGCTGCCTTGATCATTTAAATGGTGTGCCTCCAAACCACATAACCAGAGATTTTCTATTACCGCGTGTTACTGGTGCAACCCTATGTCTGATAAAAGATGCAAAAAATATTGCATGACCTTGTTTTAATTTTGCAACTTTACCTTCTTTCATTAATTCTAAATCTCCACCTTCAAATTCATTTTCAGGCGATAGTAAACATGTCATGGATATTTTTCTGACTGGTGGCTCGTTCTCCATGTTTACATCATTATCTACATGCCAATCATAAAATCCACCCTCTGGATATTCTGTATATTGTGCCATCTCAGTTATCTGCATTCCATCAAAACCAAAATGATTACCGTTTGTTTGTTTCATAACTAATTCAATGTGTTTATACATCTCATGCATCTTTTTAAATGGTATCCAACTTATGTGTGAGGTTCTAGTTTTAGTATCTACGATTCCACCTTTAATACCTCTTTCATTTCCAACAGACGCATCATTTCTTGGTTCGGATCTACCAGCCTTAATTATCATCTGACATTGTTCTGGTGTAAAAATAGGTTTTGTAGTTTCCACTATAAAAGATTTCCAACGTGGCTCAGTAATCATACTGCACCTCTATTCTTTATTGGATCAAAGTGCACATCACAGTTTGCGGCTAAAGTTCTTCTAGTCTCATTCGTGCCGTTAAATGGATATACCACATGTCTCATATCATATGGAAAAATATAAAAATCTCTAAGATCCATTGGTGGTTGATAATCTATCTTTGCAAACTGACCATTAGCAGCTCCTAATATCTGTAGTCTACCGTTCTGTTGTACATGTCCTGCTGAGTATTCTTCACCATAAGTTGATGGTAATTTTAAAATCATCACACTAGATAGACCTGTAAACAACATACCTCTGTGAACATGTGCAGGATTATACTCGTGCTGTTTCATCTCGTTAACCCAGATAGAATTAAGATGTAGATCGTAATCTCTTATTTTATTAAACGCTAGATAATGTTTAAACATTTCTAAAAAATAATGTGTTACCACTGTTGGTAGTCTGTTATGATTTTTCATCTTTGTCTGATCAGCACCATGATAGAATAACGAGTGCTCGTCCTCTATCTTGCCAACCAACTGTTCATTAGCTCTATCTAATCTGTTTTTATTAACTTCATAGATGTGATTGATTGTGTAAAAGACATCAAGTGGCACCTTATATTTTAAAACTGATTGACCTAAAAATATAAAATCAAACTTTGTTTTTGTCATCTTGTGTTATCTTCTCTGTCTCTCTGTAACTGCTTTCTAATTCACCAGATTTTTTGATTCTCTGTAGTGATTGTAATTGACCCATCACATTAAATATCTCTGCCTCTGATGAGTTTTGATTTAATGTTTTT